CGTTGGTATTACTGACGCCACTGAGAGTACCAGTGTTTCAACTGGCGCCTTCAAACTTAGTGGCGGCGCCGGCATTGTAGGCAACTTGAATGTAGGCGGTGATATTACCTGTGTGGGCGACTTCACAGTGAATGGTACATTTACCACAACAGGTACAGACAGCCTGGCTGTGACTGATCCGTTTATCTTTTTGGCTGAAAACAATCCTGGCGACACATATGACTCGGGTGTAATTAGTCAGTATTACGACGGTGCCAACCTTCGTTACACTGGCTACTTCCGTGATATAACAGATGCCAAGTACAAGTTGTTTACCAATTTGTTGACTGAGCCTACCACCACAGTTGATACCACAGACCCCAGTTTTCAATATACTGATTTGATCCTGGCCAATTTGAGTGCCACTGGCAACGTGTCAGGCACATACTTTATTGGTAACGGTTCTGCACTCACAGGTATTTCAACAACCACCAGCAATATTTTCAATGCCAACACATCAGTGGCCATTGCCGCAGTCAATGCCAATGTCAACATGGTGGTCAACAGTGTACAAATTGCCAATGTGTGGTCAGGTGGTATTAGTGTAGTGGGGGCAGTAGCAGCCTCAACCACACTCAGTGCCACTGGCAATGCTATCGCTGGCAATATTTCAACAGCAGGGGTGATCACAGCCACAGGCAATATTACATCAGCAGCCAACGTATCAGCCGGCAACGTATTAACTGGTGGCGCAGTAAGTTCCACGGGCAACATCACAGGTGGCAACGTTATTGGTACCACTGCTGTTTCAACTGGTGGCAACGTGGTCGGTGGCAACGTTCGTACCAATGGAACTGTTTCGGCTGCTGGAGACGTATATGGCAATAACATCAACGCTACTTCAACATTAACAGCAGGAACTACCATCAGCGCAATAGGCACAATCACAGGCGGAAACATCCTAACTGGTGGTCAAGTCAGTGCCGCAGGTAATATTACAGGCAGTTATTTCCTTGGCAACGGATCTGCATTAACTGGTATAAGTTCAAATAAAATTTTCAATGGTACCAGTGAAGCTAATATTGGTGCCTCTGGTGGCAATGCTAATATATCAATTGGCGGCACATCAAACGTAGCGGTGTTCAGCACACTGGGTGCCAATGTAACTGGTTGGATTGGTGCTACTGGCAACTTAGATGCTGCTGGCAACGTTGCGTTTACCGGTACCGTACAAAACATCACTATTGGTACCAGCCAAACCACAGGCAATGTAACAGTAGGTGGAGCAGTACAAACTGGCACAATTTTAATTGGTCAAAGCACAAACCCACAGACCATAAACATTGGCCATGGTGCCACAGGCACAGGCAATACAAAAACCATTCAAATTGGCGAAAACGGTTTGGCTGGGTCCACCACACTGATTGACATTGGTCCTGTCTCAGCGACCACAGCCGCTGGCACAGTGACATTCAACACTGCCACCATAGTGGCCATTAGCAATACTGGTGGCACAGCACTCAGTGTGGCTGGCAATGTGACAGGTGGTAATGTATTAACTGGTGGATTGATCAGTGCCACAGGCACAATCACTGGTGGTAATTTGGCCACAGGTGGTACAGCCAGTGCTGTGGGCAATGTCACAGGTGGTAATATTATCACCGCGGCAGCAGTAAGTGCTGCCTCAGTCAGTGCCAGTGGCACAGTTATTGGTGCTGGTAACATCACTGGCGCCAACATCAACACTGGAGGTTTGGTCACAGCCACAGGTAATGTCACCGGTGGCAACATTGCCACAGCCGGATTGATCACTGTCACAGGCAATGTGCAAGCAGTGGGCAATGTGTCAGGCGGTAACATACTCACAGCCAATATGGTGCAAGGTGCCACAATCAGTGCCACAGCCAATGTATTGGCCACAGCCAATGTCAGCGGCGCATACTTCTTGGGCACTGGCATTAGTTTGAGTGGCAACGTGATTTCTGGTATCAGTACCACTGCCAATATAACTGGTGCCAATATTATTGCCACTGCCGCAATGAGTGCAGTATCAGTATCAGCAAGTGGCAACATCACAGGCGGCAATGTACTAGGTGGAGCCAATGTCAATGCCACATTGTTTACTGGTACTACAGTTTCAGTAACTGGCAACATCACTGGTGGTAATGTGTTGGGCGGAGCCAATGTCAATGCTACTACACACACAGGTAGCACAGTTAGTGTTACTGGTGCAATTACTGGTGCAGGCATTACTGGTACAAGTTTAACAGTATCCACTGGCACAGTTACATTGGGCAACATTGTCAATGCCAACGGCAATGGTGTGGGCAACATTGGTAATAGTACAGTTTACTTCGACACAGTTTTTGCCAAAGCAACATCAGCACAATACGCTGACTTGGCAGAATGGTACGAAGCAGATGCTAACTATGCTCCAGGCACAGTGTTGGTATTTGGCGGCAGTCGAGAAGTTACTGAAGCAATTGGTATCAACGATGTACGTGTGGCAGGTGTGGTCAGTACAAATCCAGCACACATCATGAACTCAGGACTCAAAGCTGAACACACAGCAGCCGTGGCATTAACAGGTCGTGTACCAACTCTGGTGGTCGGTGCTGTGGCCAAAGGTGACATGATGGTCACAGCTGGTGGTGGCCGAGCACAGGCCTGTGCAGAACCTAAACTGGGCAGTGTGATTGGTAAAGCAGTACAAGACCACCCAGGTGGACAAGGCGTGATTGAAATTGTTGTGGGAAGATTATAATGAGTTACTTAGGCAATACACCGCAGATTGGTCAGTATCGTAAGATGGACAACCTGACCTTTGATGGAGTACAACAAACATTTGACATCAACATCAGTGGAGTTCCATTCAACCCGCCCACAGCATTTGCCATGATGGTGAGTTTGAACGGCGTGATACTAAACCCTGGTGTTAGTTTTTCAATATCAGGATCACAGATCAGTTTTGCAACACCTCCAGTGGCATTGACACCGTTCTTTGGCTTGCTGTTCGGAGATACGCTATATACAGGTACACCCAGCGATGCCACAGTCACAAACAGCAAAATCGCACAGGGTACAATCAATTACGACCGATTCAGTGTCAACACACAAGCAACGTTGACAGCAAATCAAATTATATTTGGAGTTTAAGAAATGGCAAGAAAAAGAATATACGAGTACGTATTCACACCAGGCACAGCAGGTCTAGGCACTGTACAAGTCCAGGATCGTATCAACCTGGAGGACTTCTTGGCCATATACGATACCACAACCAACACGTCAATATACAACTTTGGAGCACCCACACAAGGTGGCACAGTGAGTTTTAGCACAGGCACCATTGCTGGTTTGCCCACAGCCTATGCAGGCGTGACCACATTGACTTTGGACTTGGACACCAGCAGTTTGAGTGCCAACGATAAACTGGCCATCTATGTGGAAGATCGCAACATCAACATGCAACCCTGGGAGTTTGGACTTGACGCCATTGGTCGTCAACGTGTGAGCAATCCAGAAAGTTTGATTGACGCTGACTTTGAATATGGCCTGCAAAATACCAAATGGCAAAACGTCAGTACCATCAACAACATTCCTAGTTTCTACGAAGATGTTGGATCAGATCTAGTGTACAATACCAATGGTTATGTGTCATTGTTGGCCAGCACAAATTTATTGACCGCCAATAACGATACCAGTATCAATGTGGAAAATCAAGGGTCATCTCAATATCTCACCAACGACTATGCATTGATTATTAGTCAAACACAAGGCAATGCCACACCTTTTGTGAGCAATTATCTCACTGCTGATGTGAACAGTTCAGCAGAGCGTACATTTACTGTGGCATCAACCACTGGTATCACAGCATTGGACAATATTTTGCTGATTGGTCGACCCACCACAGGTGGTACCACTATTGCAACAGCCAACATTACCAGCAACGCCACCACCACTGTGAACGTGGCCAATGCAGCAGCCATAAGTGCTTCTGCTGGCATTTATGTAATTGCCGAAACTGTTACTGCCAATGTGTACGAGGTCATGGCTGTGACCAGTGTGGGTGCCAATGCACTCACAGTGGTGCGTCAAAGCAATGGCACCAATTCTGGTGCAGCCAACATTGTAATTGGTGCCAACATCTATCCAGTCAGCACAATCGAAGTTGCCCAGGTACAAGAAGTCACAGACTCAACCACACTGCAACTGAACCGTGGTTGGTACAATATCACAGCGGCCAATTCATACGCGACAGGAACAGTGTTTCAGCGACTGAGCAGCAACGTGGAATTGGTCAAAATGACCACTGTGAGCACAGCAGTCAACGGTACACAAACCATCAGTCGCAGTCAATTCAACACCACAGCACTCACAACTGCAGGCATTGGATCACCCTTGATCCGCATGACCGGCATGTTCTACGGTGGTTCAAACACCATTCCCACAGTCACAGTCAACCTCACAGATTCTCCATTGGCAGCCAATGACTATGTTAGTACACAGAATACTTCATCAACCAATGCTGAAGGTATCAACATTGTGTTCTTGGGCGAGACCAATAACTTTGCCTACTATCCACGCCGATCAGTTGCAGTGGCTGCAGGCTATCCATTAAACACCACTGACACTTCCATACGTCAAGCATTTGCTTACACTGGCGCCGACTTTGACATTGTGAGCGTGGCCAGCGATGGGGCCAACCCCAGTACCATCACTGTGACCACACTTTATGCTCATGGCCTGTTCCCAGGATGCCCAATCACTGTGGACATGACCGCAGGCACCAATGCTGAATATGCTGAAGGTTCATTCATTATCAATGCCATTCCCAGCACAACCACATTCCAGTTCACTGCTAGAACAGGCGCTGTTGTGAGTGGCAGCCTGGCAGCCACTATCAATGTGCGAAGCAATGCTGTGTTCCAATCAAGACCGTTTGATGGCGGTGTGCTCATGGGACCAGGCACCCCCACACGTGGTGCAAGTGCAACTCGTGTGACCAAAAAATATTTCCGCTATCAATCTGGTAAAGGCATATTGTTCAGCACAGGTACTGTGTTGGCTCCTACCTTGGACGTGGCCACAATCTCATCCAGTGGTACTGCTGTCAACAGCAATATCACAATCACCACAGACCTTGAGCACGGGCTCAATGCCGGTGCTACTGTTACATTGAGTGGTGTTACCACATCAGGTTATGACGCCGCAGGATACATTGTCACAAGTATCACCAGTGACACTGCATTTGTGGTACAAGCACAAGGCACATTGGGCAGCGCAACTCCTGTGTTGGGGCAACAACCACGTATCAATGTCACTGGCTGGCAGGGTGCAAGTATTCGTGCAGGGTTGTTTGATGATCAAAACGGATTGTTCTGGGAAAATAACGGCATCACAGTGAATGCAGTACAACGTTCAAGCACATTCCAAACAGCAGGCTTGGTCAACGTCAGCGTTGGCTCCAATCTTGTGACTGGTGATGGCAACTGCCGTTTCCAAGATCAACTGAATGTGGGCGACGTTGTGGTGATCCGAGGTATGACACACAGTGTGGCGTCAATCACCAACAACAACAGAATGACAGTGGTGCCCACATTCCGTGGCGTTTCCAATCAAACTCGTGTGAAAATGACCTTGCGCAACGAAATTCGTGTGCGTCAGGCAGACTTCAACATTGATCCACTCAACGGCACAGGTGCTTCAGGCTTCACACTTGATGCCAGCAAGATGCAGATGTATGCCTTGGAATATTCCTGGTACGGTGCTGGTACAGTTATCTGGATGTTGCGTGGACAAAATGGTCAGTTCAACTGGGCACACAGACGTCCCAACAACAACTTGAACAATGAAGCATACATGCGTTCAGGTAACTTGCCTGCACGTTATGAAGCCATCAACGAAACTCCGGTGAACTCATTGAACGGTGCAATTACAGACATTCAAACCACAATCACATTGCGGGACGCCACAGACTACCCTCCAGCATCAGTGACATATCCTGCGTATGTGATGATTGACAGTGAAGTCATAAAGTATTCAGGCAAAGCAGGCAATGACCTAACTGGTTGTACACGTGCCGCAACATTTACACAGTGGGCCGAAGGGCAAAGTCGCAGTTATACCAGTAGTGCAGCCGCAAGTCATGCGGACAATTCAGGTGTGATATTGATTTCAAATACCTGTGTGCCGCTGGTAAGTCACTGGGGCAGTGCGGTTATCATGGACGGTAACTTCAACGGTGACGAAGGCTTCTCATTTGCCTATAACCGTAGCAACTATGGTTTGCCAGCCACAACTGGTGCCAGCCAGACTGCATTCTTGATGCGCCTGGCGCCCAGCGTTTCAAACAGCATCATTGGGGATCTAGGTCAACGTGACCTGATCAATCGTGCGCAGTTGACCTTGGACACGCTGACAGTGAATATCAGTGCAGGACGATACTTGATCACGGGTATTTTGAATCCCAATAACATTGACTCAGCCAACACTACTTGGGCTGGACTGAACAATGCTGGTGGTGGTTTCCAACCCAGCTTTACACAGTTTGCCGTTGCTCCTCGATACTCAGACGAAACCACAGGTGGTGTACAGGCTGCTCCGTTGAACACAGTGGGCGGTTTTACTCGTTCAGGAACTATGGTAAGTTCTAGTCGACTTAAAACTTTTGCCAATTTAACTCCCACCATAGTATCAAGTTCAGGTTCAGGTGCCAACTTGACTGTGCAGTTGCAGGCATTGAAAACAACTTATTCAACCACTACCACAAGTATCAGTGTGCAAAATCCTGGCACAGGATATGCTGTGGGTGATACCTTGAAGATTCTTGGTAATGCCCTAGGTGGATCAAATACAACTAATGATTTGTTTTTGACAGTGACTGCGGTGGATGCAGACATCACTGGTGGTGAACGATTGTTTGCCATCCCAATTCAAGGAACAGGTATTAACACATTGAACTTGGCGCAGATCAAGCAGATTGGACAAAGTTCAATTCCAGGAACAGGCACATATCCCAATGGACCAGAAGTACTGGCTGTGGTGATTACTGCGTTGAGCACAGTGACAAACCCAGTGGGTGAGATTCAGTTGAGTTTTCAAGAAAGCCAGGCCTAAGAACTGGCAGCAAGATAGCGCTCTACAGTGTCTATCTTGCTTTGCACTGCCTCAATGTTCACAGTTGACCACAAGCCAGGATGCATGGGTCTGGGCCATTGACCACGATCAATCCAGGCATAGCCCATGTGTTCGTCATTTAACACAGGCACAAACTCATCTGCTACCACACACACCCAGGTGTTGTATTCAAATTGACCATCTGATGATGTGAATTTTTCCAAGGGAACCAGGCGTTGATACTCGGGCATACTGCCCAATTCTTCAATGCACTCACGTTCCATTGCACCCAGCAGTGTTTCACCTGTTTCTACCTTGCCGCCTGGCAGTCCCCAGGATCCAGGATGTCGTGTGTCATTGCGTAGCAAGTATAGATAACGTCCTGTGGCACTGCTACGAAACCAAACTCCCACGGCTTTCACAGCACAATCCTCCAGGTACCTCCTGGATATGCACCTTGATAGCTCTTGACCCAGGCATCGCCTACCCACTTGTATTGAATACCTGTGGTGATGTTTGTGACATATTGAATATTGTTGGGTTCTGTGGCAGCACGGAACACCACACGCCAGTAGTTGTTTGAGTACTCGACGATGTCATTGGCCTGTGCCACAAGACCGCGACCATTGGCACCTGTCCAGGCAGATGCTGGATTGGGATTGTTCAGCGATCCTGTGTCTTCTGTGAGTAAATAACGTTGCCCCTCCAATGCAGAATCCAATCCATCGCCAGGACCTGACGTCAGTGGATTGATCACAGCGTCAATGGGATCTAGGGTGTTTTGTGGAGTGGTGTCAATGTCCACATCAAACAACAAAAATCTGTCATCGTTGGGATCTAGTGCAATGGTACCTACAACTTCAGTTTCGTCTGGCTGTATCAAACGTATTTGACTGATACCAGGACGTAGCGAACCGTACAAGTCAATCACTGCTGGCCACAGCAGGTTTGAGTCAGGCACAATTTCTGTGGGGGTAACAGTATCATTACTGGGTTCTTGTGAAAGATATTTTTGTTGCAAACATTGCAGTTTGTTGCCAATCAACACAACAGCCCAGTTGAATGGGGTGATAACTTGTCTTGTACCCATCAACAGGTCCTCGTTGTCAATGGCATTGTTCAAGTCGCCTTGTGCATCGTACATTGAGGCAATCACACGTTCGATCACACCCAGTTTCAACACTTTGGCCGGAGGCGATATCCAGATTGGCATGCTGAATTGCAGTGTGGCAATGTCAATGGGATTTTCTGTGCCAATTGGTACTGTGCGGCTTGACCAGGTGGTACGATCCAGGTACATCACACTCAAACTGGTCCAGTCAATGTAGTTGTCTGTGCTTTGAATTTCCAAACTGGGATTGAACAAGGTGAGCACCTGTTCCAACAACTGCAACTTTTGATTGGTGTTGGACGTCCAGATGTCCAGGTTGATGGTGAGTTTGAATGGTACAGGCATCAATCTCTCAATGGTGAATGCGTTGCCCTGTGTGGTCTCGTAAGTTTCTG